CTAGGACAACATGCCTATGCAGATACATTTATAGCAGAAGATCAATTAAATTTATCCGAACCAGTATTCCCATTACAACTTTATTTAAATCCTGCATCTGGTCAGATACAACTTGGCTATGTCAGTCATGCCGAAGATCGTTATAATTTATATAGTTATAGTTATACCTCAAGTAATTCAAAAACAGCCAGAAACCATTGGAACGAGTATGCCAACACCATACAAGAAAAATATCCAGTACAAGGACTTGTAGTAGAAATTGGCAGTAATGATGCTTATTTAATTAAACAATTTCAAAGAGATGGGGTTAAGACCTTAGGTATTGATAGTTCAGGAGACATGTGCGAAATTGCACTTAAACAAGGAGTTGATAGTATCCACGCCTTGTTCAATCGAACTGTGGCCGATGAGGTACTTAACCGGTTTGGCCCCGCTAAATTAATCTTGGCCAACAATGTGTTTAACCATGCTAACGATCCTGTAGATTTTGCTCGCGGGGTGGCTGATCTATTGGATGTAGATGGTCTATTCGTATTTGAACTGCCATACTGGGCCAGCATGATCCAGAGTGGTCGTTTTGTGGACATGGTATATCACGAACACATCAGTTATTTTACCATTAAAAGCGCCTGGCACTTATTACAACAAGCTGGTTTAGAAGTTGTAGATTTTGACGTGGTTGATTATCATGGCGGAAGTATTAGAGTCATAGCCAGACGCAGTACTGATAATGAAATGCCGTTTTTGGTCAAAGGGGCCATCGAAAGTGAAACCAAACTGGGCCTATTTGATCCTAAGTTTTATGCCAAATTACAGGAAAAATTTGAACAACAACGCAATGCATGGTTACTTAATTTTTACCAAATATTAGCTGAAGATCCAGCCGCTGTTATTATTGGTGTGGGTGCAGCGGCCAAGGCAAACACCTGGTTAAACTGGCATGGACTCAATAAAACTGTTATCAAATGTATTACCGACTCCAGTGAACATAAACAAGGAAAGTATACACCATTGACTCGCATTCCTATTTGTGGTGATAATGAGTTTGCTAATTATGAAAATCCATATGCTCTTATTTTAAGTTGGAATATTGGCGAGCCACTAAAGAAGGCCCTACTAAATATCAATCCTAACACAAGGTTTTTATCCCAATGAAATTAACCAACATTTACGAACCCACCGATCTTGGTCTCGGTGTTCACTCCGACGACCGCGGTACCATTGCCGATATTTTTTATAGAGCCACGATCAATCACGGATGTTATATAACCAGTACTGCCGATGCAGTGCGCGGTAATCATTACCATAAACTTACCACCCAATATACGTTTATCACTCGTGGTGTTTGTGAATATTGGACACAGCCATCTGACCTGTCTATCCCGGCTACTATGACCTTATTAGTTCCGGGCATGTTGGCTGTTAGCGAACCCTACGAAATCCATGCCATGCGTATGGGCAAGGACGGGTGTGATATGATTGCGTTTGCTTCAGGGCCACGCGGTGGCGAAGACTACGAGTCTGATACCACAAGAGTCAACTCTATTATTCCACTGTGACTGACCGCGTAGCAGTTTTATTAGGAGCCCGCGGGGGTATTGGATCTGCTGTTAGAGAAGTATTTCTTGCGGCTGGATATCGCGTTGTTCCGGTTAATAGTTCTAGTGTGGATTTTAATAATCCAGAATCTTATCAACAAGTTACCACCATACTTGCTGTAAATCCAGATGTTGTTATCAATTGCGTTGGCCACTTTGATAATGGCAATACAGAAACACACAATAAAACTTTTGATATTAATGTTGGATCTAATTGGGCAATTATCAAACACTATATTGATACCCCAGGTAAAAAACCGGTGAAGATTATCATGGTTGGATCAAGTTCTTATCTCAGCGGACGTAAGGCTTACATTTTGTACGCAGCCTCCAAAGCGGCACTATATAATGTGTGGCAAGGGGCATGTGATTACTTTAGTAATACTGATATTACAGTTAGTTTAATTAACCCAGTAAGAACACGCACTCCTTTAATTGATATGTCGACTCCGGCGGTTTGTTTAACTCCAAACGATGTAGCATTAGAAATATTGAGTATAGCATCAAATAATTCTAACCAATTAGTTGATATGAAATATCCAGAGGAAAATTAAATGAAAATTGGCATTATTGGACGAGGAACCGTAGGCAAGGCAGTCCACGAAGGATTACAATACTTAGGGCATCAAATGAGTTTTGTTGATCCTGCATATCCAGAAAGTAAATTTGAAGATATCCTAGATACCGAATGCGTGTTTATTTGTGTACCAACCAACCAAGCACCAAATGGTGATTGCGATACTTCAATTGTTGAAAATGTTATTAGTGAATTGAGTCGTAGTAGCTATTGCGGATTAGTTGGTGTTAAAAGTACAGTTATTCCCGGAACCAGCGACCGTTTAAGTTCTTCGTTTCCTAATTTGCGTATCTGTTCCGTTCCAGAATTCCTCCGTGCTAAGAGTGCCCTGGCGGATTTTATGTACAACCATGACCTATTGGTTATTGGTAGTAGTCGTGAAGAAGATTTTGAAATAGTTAAGCAGATTCATGGACACTTACCAAAGAATGTTGCGTGTGTTAAACCAACAGAAGCTGAAGTAATCAAATATTTCAACAATGTAAACCACAGTGTGCAAATTATCTTTGCCAACATTGCATTTGAAGTATGCAAGAAGTTAGGTGTACATTACGATGCTGTATATCATGCAATCAGCAAGCGCGAATGTTTCAATCCTGCTTACTTGATGTGTAACGATAACTTGCGTGGGTTTGGCGGACATTGTTTACCAAAGGATACCAGCGCCTGGAACAACCTAATTAAAAATCTTGGATTAGAGTATTCAATGATCCAGGCTATTATTGATGATAACAAAAAGATTAACGAATGAGTAAAATATTAGTAACTGGGGCTGGCGGCCTATTAGGCACAGAATTTTGTCGACAATTAAAAGCTGCAGGGCATGAGATTTGGGCCATTGATAATCAATCAAGATCAACCAGTATGCCCGAATGTGATCGTTGGATCATAACTGATTTAAAACTTCCAGATGTATTTGTAAATGTGTTGCCTACAGACTTTGATTACATCTACCATTATGGTGCTATCAATGGCACCACTAATTTTTATGAACGTCCTAACGAAGTTTTAGTTAATAACTTTGTATCGGATATCAATGTGTTTGAATTTGCTTCACTGTGCCCCAATTTAACTCGGTTGGTGTATGCCTCAAGTAGCGAAGTTGTTAGTGATGATCCTACTAGCCCTGTGGCCGAGAACACAGACATTACGATCAAGAACATTCACAATGCTCGCTGGTCATATCGTTTGGCCAAAGTCACAAGTGAAAACTTTTTAGCCAACAGTAAGTTGCCTTATGTAATGTTGCGTTACTTTAACGTGTATGGTGAAAATAGCAAAAAAGGTCACTTCCTCGGCGATCAAATTGATAAAATCAAGAATAAGGTATTCACCGTAATTGGCTCACAAGAAACTCGTAGTTTCTGCCACGTGAGTGATGCTATCCGTGCTAGTATCTGGGTGGCTGAAAATATTAATCGTGAATTGGTAAACATTGGTAATGATCGCGAAATCACTATAGGTGATGCTGTACAAGTTATTGCCACTGAATTAGGACACCCAGACGCTGTGTTTGACCAGTTACCAAGCAAGGCCGGGTCGGTTGCCAATCGTAGGCCAGACATTACCAAATTACGTGGTATCATGCCCGATTATGAGCCAATGAGTTTTGAACAAGGAATTAGATCAATTCTCTCTTGACAATCTAAATACAGTTCGTGTATAATAACTGTATGAAATCATTCTTTGTTAACCATATAGAATTTAATAATTCAGCACCATTTGTGTTAATTGCTGGCCCTTGTCAAATTGAAAGTTTAGACCATGCTGAACAAACAGCCGGCCGTTTAAAAGAAATTTGCCAACTGCTTGGTATTAATTTAGTTTATAAAAGTAGTTTTGATAAAGCCAATCGAAGTAGTGTTAACACTCCTCGAGGTGCCGGTATCAACGAAGGTCTGCAGATATTAAACAGCATCAAACATAAGTTTGGCATTCCGGTGTTGACTGATATTCACTTACCCGAACAGGCACAGATATGTGCCGATGCTGGAATTGATATATTGCAAATACCGGCGTTCTTAAGCCGACAAACAGATTTACTTGTTGCTGCTGGCGAGACTGGACTCACAGTTAATATTAAAAAAGGGCAATTTATGGCTCCATGGGATATTGTTAGTGCCGCAGAAAAAGTTGTTAGCACAGGCAATCATAAAGTTATGTTATGCGAGCGTGGGGTTACACATGGTTATAATACTTTAGTGGTCGATATGACTAGTTTGCCTACTATGGCCCGTACAGGATTTCCAGTGGTGTTTGATGCTACGCACAGTGTACAACGCCCAGGAGCAAACGGATCAACATCAGGGGGTGATCGAACTATGGTTCCTTACTTGGCTCGCGCTGCTGTTGCCACAGGATGTGTTTCTGCTGTGTTTATGGAATGTCACGAAGATCCCGATAACGCACCCAGCGATGGTCCTAACATGATTGCGTTGGATGACCTCGAATCAATTTTAGCTAAACTTAAACAAATAGACGGTATCGTTAAATGAAAAAAATCTACCATACTTGGCGGGCAGTTGAAAAACAAACTCAAGAAATCCTGCGCCAAATTAATGCCAGTGATTGGCGCCCAGACTATGTTGTGGGATTAACACGTGGTGGTCTTACACCTGCTAACCTAATTAGTCAATACTTAGAAGTTCCGATGGAATGCCTTAAGGTAAGCCTGCGTGACGATGGAAACAAACCCGAACATAATCTATGGATGGCCGAAGATGCTTACAACGGTAAGAACATTCTTATTGTTGACGACATCAACGATTCTGGTGCTACATTAAATTGGATTAAAGAAGATTGGGAGGATTTTCACCCTAGTAAACCAGAACCCTGGTTGACTATTTGGAACGATTCTGTTCGATTCACTGTGCTAGTCAACAACGAAGCAAGTGAGTTTAAACGTATTGATTACAGCGCAGTTGATATCAATAAAGCCGAAGAAGATTCGTGGATTGTATTCCCTTGGGAAGATTGGTGGAAGAATTAATGGGCAGTATGCCGTACAAGAAACTAGAACAGCTAGAGTTAATTTGTAATAGTAATCATATTGTTTTAGAAATTGGTAGTGAAAACGGCGAAGGTAGTTCTATATGGTTGTGTGAGTGGGCAAAACAACAAGGCATAGAATTTTATTCAGTCGATGTTGAACATAGGTTACGTGAAAGAACTTATCCACACATCAATTGGGTAGTAGCAGAGTCTGGATCTGATTGGTGTAAGAATATTCTCCCAGGTCTAAATAAGATTATTAAAGTTCTGTATCTGGATAATTTTGATTGGATTTGGGATTCCGGTAACATTGCTCCGTACTGTCAAACACAAATGGATAACTATGCCGTACGTGGTGTTGTTATGAATAACCAAAACTGTCAGGCAGAACATAGGTTGCAATTAGAATACTGTTTGCCTTATTTAGACAAACAGGCGGTTGTAATTATGGATGATACCTTTTATAATGATGGTACGTGGGATGGCAAATGTGCCACCGCTATACCTTTGTTGTTAGAGAATGGATTTACAATGCACGGCAGTGAATATGCCACAAGAAAATGAGAATGAATACAAAAACTAACGAAGCTCTTGTAATCTTACAAGAAGAATGTGCTGAAGTTATACAAGAAGTTAGTAAATGTTTTCGCTTTGGCATTAACAACCTAAATAAAGATGGTGTTAAACATAGCGTTGTATTAGAAAAAGAAGTAGCCGACATGCTGTGTATGGTAGACATATTAGTAGAACAAGGCGTGCTTGATCCGGGTCGATTGGATGTAGGCAAGATTGAAAAACAGGCAAAATTAAAGAAATGGTCAAAACTTTATGAAGAAGATTGTTAGCTTCGGAGATAGCTTTGTTTTTGGAACAGAATTAACAGACAATCTTGATGGCTCGAAAGCATGGTCTGCGTTAGTTGCTAAAAAGTTGGGCTACGAATATCATACTAGCTCTATTCCAGGGTGTGGCAATGATTGCATTGCTAGACAAATTTATTCCTGGTTTGCAAATAATTCAGTAGAAAATACATTAGCAGTAATTAATTGGACTTGGATGTCTCGTTGGGATTTTTATATTGTTGAGCACGAAACATGGATTACATTAGGCCCAACTTGTGTTCCAGAAAAACTCAAAGATCTAGTTGATCGTACGCAAGCCGAAGACATGATTGACTTTTATAAGAATCGAGCCAACAGTAGTTTACTGTGGAACAAGTTTAGGAATCTACAAACCATTTGGGCTGTTCAACAATATCTAGATCAAAAAGGAATTAAGTCGGTTCAAACATACATGGATTATGAATTACTAGATGGAAAATGGCATACTCCAGATTATATAAAAGAATTACAAGGATTAGTTGCACCACAATTACAACTTTTTGATAATCAAAACTTTGTAGATTGGTCGCATAAAAATGGATATCCTGTTACAATACAGGATATGCATCCGTTGGAAGAAGCGCATAAGTCTGCAGCAAAATATTGGGAAAATGCTTATAACATCTAAATACTATTATGAAAATTAAAGTTAGCGAATTATTTTATAGTTTACAAGGCGAAGGACGCTTTGTTGGGGTTCCTAGTGTGTTCCTAAGAACATACGGATGTAACTTTACCTGTGCGGGATTTGGTTGCAAGCCAGGAGAAAAGTCAACAGGTGCCGACGATGTGGCTGAAGTTGTACACTTGTACAATAACTTCCTAGAGTTACCGCTTGTTGAAACAGGGTGTGACAGTTATGCAAGTTGGCATCCTGCGTTTAAGCATCTAAGTCCTACACAACCTACTGAAGAATTGGTAGAGCGTATGTTAGCATTGACTCCTAACAACATGTGGGGGCAGAATAATGGCAACGACGTGCATCTTGTGATCACAGGTGGCGAACCCTTGCTAGGTTGGCAACGTGCATACAAAGAATTACTGAGTCATCCTCGCATGGAAGACTTGTTAAATATTACATTCGAAACCAACGGAACTCAAGAGTTGCATGATGATTTCAAACAGTATCTAGACGAATGGGTAAAACGAGATCTACGTAGACAAGTTACATTCAGTGTCAGTGCTAAATTAAGTGCCTCAGGAGAATCATGGGATGATGCTATTTGTCCTGAGATTGTAACCAGCTATCAAGAGCATGGACACACCTATCTCAAGTTTGTTGTAGAAACAGATGAACATATTATTGAAGCTATTCGAGCCAGTGATACATTTAGAGCTGGCGGCTTTGAGGGCAAAATATACTTGATGCCACAAGGTGGTGTAGTTAAGCCCTACGACGAAAATAAACTGCGTATTGCCAACATTTGCTGTGAGCAGGGTTGGAATTATAGTCCTAGATTGCATGTGGACTTGTGGGGTAATGGTTGGGGCAAATAGTGTGCCGCCACTAGATAGTTTATTCGGCGGCCAAGGTAGTTTTTATCAACGGGCAAGTTGGCGGCGCGAATTTGCTTGGTGGCCACATCGTTGTATTCGCGGTAATCAAATCATATGGTTGAAGTATGGGTATGAAGGAATGGCCATGTGGACTGGTCCGGGTACGCCAGTGTATGAGTACAACTGGCATACAGTTGAAGAGCATTTGATTTGGTGTTTAAAGAATAGATGATTACAAATGCTAATAGATTAAAGGAAAATGAAAATGGGAATGTTTGATTTTTTTAAGAAAAAGCTAGAGCCACCGCAAAAGAAAAAACCTATTGCAGAGGCAGCAAAGAAGCAGACTAAATCTGCTAAAGAAACGGCCACCGAAGCTGGCGAACCATATGTTAATATTTTAAGTATGGATATTGATCCTAACGATATGCAGAATGGCGCATTTGAACTAGATTGGAATGATATCTTTATTGCCAAACTAGTTAAAGCTGGTTACATGATGGGTCCAAATGATACAGATGCCGACATTGTAGATCGTTGGTTTACCAACGTGTGTCGCAATGTTGTATTAGAAACGTATGAACAATACGAAGCAATGGATCCTCAACGAGATCGAGTAGTAAAGACTCGCAACATTGGAGACGGAAGGTCTGAAGTATCGTGATATTGTATGTAAATGGTGATAGTAATAGTTCAGGAAACGAATTAAAGGACTCAGGTAAATCTTCATGGCCACAACTACTAGCCAATCGATTGGATATCTCCTTAGCAAATGAAGCTAAGAGCGGTACTAGTAATCCACAAATAATTAGAACTGCTAGTAATTCTTTATCTAGAGCCAATAAAGATACCTTTGTGATTATTGGATGGACTAGTTGGGAAAGAGAAGAATGGTTACATCAAGGGCAGTACTATAATGTCAACTCAGGCGGGTATGATACATTACCCCCCGAACTTGAAGAACGATATAAGCAATGGGTGATCGAGCAAGGGCCTGAACAACAATCTATCAAGTCCAAGCTGATGCATAGTCAGATACATCGTATGCATCGATCATTACTTGAGCGACATATTCCTCATTTGTTCTTTAATGCATTAATGCCGTTTCAACATAATCTATTAGATCCAATCCAGCTCAACTGGCATAAGAACTATGTAGGACCTTATGATAATGATCTTAGTTACTTTTGGTATTTGAAGAATCACGGATGGAAACCTACTAAAAATAATCACTTCCTAGAAAATGCACAAGCAGAATGGTCTGATGTGTTATACAATTATATTAGAGATAACGAATTGATATGATATTATATGTAAATGGCGATAGTCACACCGCTGGAGCAGAAGCTGTAAATGTTCACGCATTTGCCGAGGATGATCCAAAATATTTTTATCTCGGGAGAGCGCCACACCCTGATAATTTATCGGTTACTTGGGGCAAGTTACTAAGCCTAGCACTAAGAACTGGATTTCATTGTGAGGCCGAAAGTGCTAGTAGCAACTCAAGAATTTTACGAACTTCTCGTGAATGGTTGGCTACTCGACAAGATCTTGAAGAACTCTTGGTTGTTATCCAATGGTCAACTTGGGAACGAGAAGAATGGTTGTACAAAGACAGATACCTTCAAGTCAATGCTAGTGGTGTTGACCATGTGCCGCAAGATCTACAAGAAAAATATCGCCAATATATTATGGGTGTAGATTGGGAATGGAAAACTCAAGAAGCACATGACCAAATTTGGGCATTCCACAAAGAACTAGAAGAAAAAGGAATCAAGCATATCTTTTTCAACGGCAATAATGATTTTTCCAAAATTAAAGATCAGCGGGAGTGGGATATGTGTTATGTTGCACCATACGAGCCTACAATGACGTTTGATGCTATTGTTCGTAAACAAGGTATCGATACAGTTGCGCCCAATTCCTATCATTTTGGTAAGGATGCCCATAGCTTTTTTAACCGTTTTATGTTACAATACATTATTAATAACAAATTCATCTAAGGTCTACAATGCGCTATGTTTTAATCGATACGGCCAATATGTTTTTTCGAGCCAGGCATGGTGCTCACCGTGCAAGCGATACTTGGGAGAAAGTAGGCTTTGCATTACATGTTACATTAATGGCCGCTAACAAAGTAGCCAAGCGTTTTGAAGCAGACCATGTAGTGTTTGGCCTTGAAGGACGTAGTTGGCGCAAGGACTTTTATAAGCCCTATAAAGCCAATCGGGCTGTGGCCCGTGCCGCACTTACAGAAACCCAGCAAGAAGAAGATAAAATGTTTTGGGAAACCTATGATAATTTGACTAAATACTTGTCAGAGAGAACTAACTGTAGCGTTATTAGGCACGAAAATGCCGAAGCAGATGACATTATAGCTCGCTGGATTGCATTACATCCCCAAGACGAACATATTATTATCAGTAGCGATACTGACTTTGTTCAGCTCATCGCACCCAATGTTAAGCAGTACAACGGTATTACAGACGAACTAATCACTATAGAAGGAATCTTTGATGCTAAAGGAAAAGCGGTCATCGATAAAAAAACTAAAGAACCTAAAACAATCCCTAATCCGCAATGGCTACTCTTCGAGAAATGTATGCGCGGCGATTCGTCGGATAATGTGTTCTCGGCCTACCCGGGAGTCCGTACTAAGGGCACTAAGAATAAGGTTGGCCTACAGGAAGCATTTGAGGATCGCACAAAACAAGGATACAACTGGAACAACTTAATGTTACAGAGGTGGACTGATCCGGATGGCATAGAGCATCGTGTGTTAGATGACTATGAACGCAACGTTCATCTAGTAGATTTAACTGCCCAACCCAAAGAGATTAAAGCAGCAGTAGATGGGGCCATTCGCGAACAGATGTCTCATAAAGATGTAGGACAAGTTGGTGTACGTTTTATGCAGTTCTGTGGCAAGTACGAATTAAACAAATTGAGCGAGCAAGCAGACAGCTTCGGTCGTTGGATGAATGAAACTTACAAAGGTCCTTACAAAGGAATGTTAAATGGCTAAAGATTTATTTTGGACCGCTGTAACATTCGCTATTGTTTTAGGCATGTTGGTCTTGGCCTTTTGGCCCCAGGATCAAAATCAAATAGTAGTAAAATACGATTGCCGCAAGGTGATAGGCGGTTGGCACCCAGATGTGCCAGTAGCAGTACAAGAAGAATGTCGAAAGAGGAGTACTAAATGACACTGATAGCAAAACCCGTAATTGATCGCAAGTATTGGATCTTGCAAGAAGGAAATCGCAAGGTTGGTAACGTTGAAGCTTGCGATGGTGGATACCAAGTTAAGATCAATAACCAGGTTCAACAATACAAAACAATTAAAATGGTTGAACAACGTGTACACGTTAAATTCGAATCTGGTGCTAAGATTGTTAAATCTCGACCCGAAACTAATTTGGTACATGGCTATCCAGTAGCAGGTCGTGTACATAATCCCATGTGGGATGTTCCTAAGAAGTTGCCTGTGTATACTAAAACTAACAAAAGTAAAAGTTGGTTTGCAGCTGGCTGGTATCGAGTCAAGAAAGGGCGTAACTGGACTGTGATACAAGGACCTAAATTAATTTTATTACAACGCTATCCGTACTCTGGCCCGTTTTACACCAAGGAGACTGCTGATGAGTATTCATTTACAACGGTTTGTTGAACGGTTACAAGGGTTCGAGTCTCGTGGCGCTAAGGACTTTATTATGCCTATGCCTGATGCCAAAGGCATGCATGCTGACCTAACTCGACTGTTATTAGAGCTTACTACACTTAAAGAACGGGCTGTAGCGGCACAAGATGACGAAATAATTTCAATCAAAATGGACGGGGGTTCATTCTAAAACTACCTATATTTTAGCATAAATAATATATAGGAGTTTAATAGTGAGCAGACCAAAACCCAATGTCCTGATTGAGTTAGCAAATAAAAGTACATACAAGACCGAACAGGTGTTAGCCTCGGAAGGTGTGTGGGCAGTGTTTTATCAAAAAAAACCAATCAATCTTAAAACCTCGAACCTGTTGGTTCAATATCCTGGCCCTAAGTACAAGAAGGTCAGTTTCTCCAATCCTGGACATGCAATCAATCTTGCTCGAAAACTTAACATCCAATTTAAAACTGATCTTTTTACCGTGGTCTTACTAAAATCAGGCGACCAGATATATCCTTGATGTGCGTGACAAATATAAACTTACAAAAGAATTAATTCAACATCTGCCCGATCCTTACAAGGTTACCGAAGCAGAGGCTTTGGCCTTATGGTGGTTCAATCTTAGACGCAACGGTGGTTTACGATTGACTAAAATAGGATACGAAACATTCTCCAAACATCTTGAACTCGAGAACTACGATTATAATGTTGAACCATTTGCTATTAACAGCAAAATGATTATAGCACTGGATCGTAAACTACAACAACCTTGGTTTATTATTATGCATAAACAAATGCCGCGTACTCTAGTGTTCTTTGGTAGTAAAGAAGCCATGATGGCCAATTTATATGGCAATTTGAAAAAGTTTCTTGACAATTACCGAACATGATGCTATACTAGTAATACTAATTTAATAAAGGAGCTCAAAATGAGTAAGCCAGTGTTTGAAGATTTATTTAATTTTACCGGGCGTCGTAACCGCCGAAGCTACATCATGCTACTGCTAACCGTGGTATTTGGCGGCGGAATTGGACTGGCAGTGTTATTTACAATTGGCACCGCATTAACTGTTGGCTCTGGGTTATTGGGTGGCATTTTTCTGTTGGCTGGGTTTGCATTAGCCGTTGCTATGGCAGTGTGTAGTTGGTCGGCTGGCAGTCAGCGTGTTCGAGATTTTAATCAAAGTGGAGTATGGATTTTGTTATGTTTGATTCCTTATGTAGGTTTTATAGTCAGCCTTGCTATTATGTTTGTACCTAGTACCGACGGCGAGAACAAGTATGGTCCTAGCTGTATCTAATGTTTGTAGGGCCTTTAGCTCAGCTGGTTAGAGCAAACGATTCATAATCGTTGGGTCGATGGTTCAAGTCCATCAAGGCCCACCAAAAAAGATAAATATTCAACTATGGAACAAAAGAAACCGGTAGCACAATATTACTACTCTGAAGAAGAGTGGGCGAGATTGGGGTGTGGGCCGTTGCCCACCGAGCGAGATCGTGCTCACCAAGCACAAAATGTTATTGCTCGCGCCAACCCCAAAATAGATAATAATGTGGTTAAAGGTAGTAATTAGTATTCAAAGTATTTTAATAAAGGAAGTAAGTAATATGGCAACAGGTAAAGTAAAGTGGTTTAACGATGCAAAAGGTTTTGGATTTATTACTCCAGATGGTGGTGGTGACGAATTGTTTGCACATTTCTCAGCTATTAATAGCAATGGATTTAAAAGTCTCAAAGAGAATCAAGCGGTAACTTTTGATGTAGTGCAAGGCCCAAAAGGCAAGCAAGCATCAAATATTATTCCGCTGTAAAGAATTGTTGTAATTCCTTTAGATTAAAGGCATTGCGGACTCGGGTTCAATTCCCGACATCTCCAAAAAGTGCATTTGAAATAGTGTATTTCTTGGGGATGACTTGGTTTCGACGTGGTGAGATAGAAAAGAAGGCAACACGAGAGGAGTACTCGTTAAAAGCAAATAACGTAAAAGCAAACGACGAACAGTTCGCATTGGCAGCTTAGGCCGCCTAGGGCAGGAAATGCCTCGTAACAGAAACCACCAAAATGGGCTCTTCGGAGCCCATTTTTATTGACATTCGTTAACTACTATGTTAACATACAAAATACCAATAATAGTGCTGAAATTTGCTGTACCAACAGTAAACTCAGTAAATAATATTGTTGTATAACTTTTATAAAAGGAAACACACAGCATGAAAAAACTACTAGTAGCATTACTAGCAACCGCAGGTATCACCACTGCTTACGCACAGTCTAGTGTCAGCATCTATGGTCTCTTAGATACTGGTTACATCGGATCAAGTGCAGAAGGCGCAGTTGGTAACAAGGCTGCAAAAACCACAAACAGTACATTCGGTAACAGTGCAGAACAAACCAGCCGCTTAGGTTTCCGTGGCACTGAAGATTTAGGTGGCGGACGTTCAGCCTTCTTTACTGTTGAAACTGGATTGACACCTAACCAAGGTCAAGCAAGTACCTGGGACAACCGTCAAAGTTTTGTTGGTATCAAACAAAATGGTATTGGCCAAGTTGCTTTCGGTACTCAGTATACATCAATCCACACAGCAGTGGCAGCAACTGATGCTGGTCAACAAAATAACTTGATCGGTGATGTTATCTATGCAACTGGTGCAAGCTCTACTACTTCTGGCAACGGCAGTAACACAGCTTACACAATTCGCACAGCTAATACAGTAAGTCTGAAGAGTGATAACTTTAAAGGTTTCAGTGCTGGTGGTTTCGCTACTGTAGCAAACAGCAACACTACTCAAACAAACTCAACCGGCGGCAACACGAACTACAATGGTTATGGTTTGAGTGCTGATTATGCTTGGAACAAGTTATATGTTGTAGCCGCTTATCAAACTTTAAAAAGCGAACAAACATTTACTCTTTCCAGTCCTACATATTGGACAACCAACTCTAGTAGCGTTATTCCTGGTGGCGGTGTAAACACACAAGACACACAGAAGTATGTTGGTGCAACTTATGACTTTGGCGTAGTCAAGGCCTTTGCTCAATATGTTTCACGCAAAGCTACTAGCACTTTAAGTAGTAATAATTATCTCAGCCGTACTGCACAACAGATCGGCGTTCGTGGTAACTTTACTTCTACCATTGATGCCTGGGCTAGTGTAGGTAATGGTCGTTATGACGCATTTGGTCCAACAACTCCTACAGTTAACTTCAACGCATTCCAGATTGGTTCTAACTACTGGTTGAGCAAGCGCACAAACTTGTATGCAATCTACGGTCAGAACAAAACTAGTAGTACCAATGTTGCTACTTTAGCACCAGCATTGTCTTCTAGTAACTATGCAGTAGGTGTACGTCATACATTCTAATCGTTGATTAGATATGTACTGCAAAAAGGCCCTTCGGGGCTTTTTTGTTGACTAAGTATTTGAATGATAGACATTGTAACCGTAGTATTCCGTGACGAACTTCCTATATTAAAACTGCAAGCCGAAAGCATAGACTTATATTGTGATAATATGGATCTTGGTAATGTCTGTGTGATTATTAACGATGATAGCATGGATGTAAATGATATTGATGTTTCATGGTGGGGGAATTATAGCACCCGTGTAAAAATTATTCATAGAAATCAGTGGAAAAATAGTTACATTGAAAATGGGTGGCTTACACAACAATTATTAAAATTATTAGCTGCAGAACAAAGTAAAAGTACTTGGTCAATGGTGCTCGATGCTAAAACTTTAATTGTGCAATCAGTTGAATTGAATAGACTTTTTGATGATGGCGGTCGGTTAACCTGGGGATACTTTCCCGTTATGCCGGTATTTGACACAGCTAGAAAAATTGTTAGCAAACTTTTTGATATTCAACAAACTGATGTGGCCGGGCCAGCGGGTATTCCGTTTTTCTTTGAAAATAGTCTTGTGCGAGACATGATCCAAGAAGTTGAAACTCTCACTAATCAATCCTTTGCTGAATGGTTTCAACACACTGGGATGGTAACTGAGTTTATACTTTATTCAGGATACTTACAATATCGTCAAGGATCTTTAGATGTTATGTATGTAAACGGAGACAAAAATAGTTATTGTCCGTGTAATGTTTGTCACACCGAAATTGAAATATTTGATCAAAAATATTTACAAATGCAATATCCTGATATCTTAACTGTTAGCATACATCGAAATGCCTGGACAAAATTAAGTTACACACAAAAACAAAAATATCAAGATTTATTATTAAGCAAGAAAATTACTCAAGCAAAGTACTTGATATGAAAGCCATAGCAATGGTAGCACACCCCGATGACTGCGTTATATTTGCTTACAGTTTCATGCATGCACACCCTAATTTAGATTGGACGGTGTGTTATCTTACATACGAAGCTGACGACTATCGCGGCAGTGAACTAAAAGCATTTTGGGACAAACGTAGAATTTCTACTAAGTTTTTGGGTTACGTTGACAATTGGCACGATATAGAAAACAAACAAATTAGTTTCGATGAAGCTCGTGCATGGATTGATATTCAGGAAGCCGTTGGTGGTCAAGACATTGTAGTAACACACAACGCAGAAGGTGATTACGGACACCTGCATCATGTGTTTGTACACAACGCTGTATTAAACTATCATCCTGATGCTGTAACTTTTTCTAAAATAGGCCAAGGTAATGCACGATTTGTTATACCGGTAGGAACTTATACATTAGATGAATTGCCCGAACATGGCAAAATTATAGCTAGTTTTCATCAGGTAGAACATGCCAATGAATATTTTATTCCTGACTCAGTTAAAGGACTGTTAAATAGATCATGAAAAAAAAATTAATGGTAGCCGGTTGTAGTTTTAGTGCGGTAAGTCAAAGTCTTCCAGGCACAAGTTGGAGTGAAGTATTAGCTAACAAGTTAAATTGGGATTTGGTTAATCTTGCTCGTCAAGGTTGTAGTAACGGTGGTATTCGTATTCAAATTGAAGAAATACGCAGACAACGTCCAGACTTTGCAATAGTTAGTCCTACCTTTTGGGACCGTATGGAGATACCAGCTGCCTCTGCACCGTACGATTGGGAACACAATATACCGGGCGGTGAGAATCCTCCTTTAGAACAACACCTTCAAAATCGTGAATTAAAGAATGGATATGATCGTAGAGATGGCATTGACAATGTCAACTATGGAAATAATAACTATAATATGATTTGTGAAACTATCTTTAGTTTAGCAGAAAACTACCCACATCCATATCGGTCAGGAAAGATTACCAAAGATGCACAACGCGGAGTTCGTGCATGGATTGACAGTATCTACGACAATGCTTGGAAAAAACAAATGGATGAGTGGATCATGATTGAAGGTATATTACAAATGTATCTAGATGGTATTAACTTTTTAGTACTGCCAAACTTACTATGGCCTTTTAATCCTAAAAACGTAGATCAATGGCGCAACGCATTTCCAAAAAACATTCCAGATCGTTACATACAACTAGAATCTATGCAAAGCCCCCAGGCAATATGTGGAAATAATACTTTCAAAGGAGAGGATCCTGGATATCACGGCAACGAACAAAGTCAACGTATTATTGCTAACAACTGGTACAATCGTATCAAAAAAGATTTTAATCTAGGTTAGGAATCTTTGTTCTAAGCAGGTCGTGCATCTGCTTTAAGGTTTTGTGCTTTAATGTCTGCGCCAAATTACAGTTATGCTCTAGTTCTTTTTGTACCTGATTATAAATTTCTATAGGGTCTTGTTTGGCCAACCACTGGCATTGTTCAAACGCATGCCCAAATCTTGTAACATGATCTTCTACGCTGTCATATTGTTCATTAATGACTTTGCCAAATGTTTCAAATCCTAAGTTACGTAAATTCTTTAAAAAGTTAACAGCACCAAACATCACAAATACTCGTTGGGCCAGTAACGGCTTGGCGGTCTTTTCACTTAGAAAGAATGCGTCTGCTGTTCCAAGTGTTTCACAAACAACTGTATAATTAGTACGTTTGTACATCTCGTAAGGCATGTAAGGACTAATATTTTTTAACATGTAGGGAGTAGTACCCTCTTTTAATAAACATTTACGTGTTTCATCCGGATTTTTCCTTTGAATTTCCCAGTCAGGATCTAAGTTAGGGCTTATATAGGGATATTTTAACTTTGTATCAGGAAAACAATCATAAACTTTCTGAGTCCATTGATCCATTACACCGCCTGTAAATATTTCTCTATAAGTTACAATACTATTATCTATCAATCCACTTTGTTGAAATGACAACATAACATAATCTCTGTGGGGTCGTCTGGCTCCTAATAAAACATCAAAATCGTAGGGTTTATTGGGTCGATCGGTGTTGATTATTTCATTAAAATTTAGTACATTGTAACTCCACCAAGGACGATATACCATACAGGATTCATCGATAGTTTCGTTACGATGTAATCCACCTAAGGCCAATACATAATCACGAATGCCATTCTGTTCAATCCAAGGTTTGATCCACTCTAGTGGGCGATACTCGATGTCAGTTAAAATAACAAGATCAAACATGCTGAGATCCAACTGTTCTATCTCAGGCTTATAAGAAAAGTCATTGCGTACATTACACCTAACAGGCAACGCAGCAATCTTAAAATCACTACGCATGACTTCATCAAGGTCACTTGTTACCGGTTCTATTTCCCAGTCTAATGCGGCCAACTCTCCCCACTTGGGACAGTATATAGGATAAGGCAGTTTCATAATCGACTCCTAATTAAGTTTAAATAATGATCAAAGTTTTTAACAGTTTTGGTGGTATAATCAAACTGTAAACTTAGACTGAGATCTGGAATAGCATCAGCAAAACAATTATAGTCGCAAGTGTAGTTTGCTATCTTGTCTAAACTGTTGTATTCAAAACGTCGTTGTTCTTGCGTATCTATATCATGTCTATACATGGCCCAGTTACCAATCAACTCATACTCACTGAACCATTTAATAATGTTACCGGTACCCCAAGGAGGCACTGTGGGCATGCCTGGCACAGAATCTATGATAGCATCAAGAAACCATTTGTTGTGCTTGTGTTCTACTAGAGTCTTAAGTGCTTGCCAATCTTCTTTGTGTACCGGAACTAGTTCCGTAACAAAACAATGAGGAGTTTGACGGTTAATGCCTACCACGCTTTCAAGGACTCCGCGATAGCTGTCGTGCGTAGTATTAGGCAAGATCAAATAGTTCAAACGACCATCCTTGTAGCACTCGTATGGTTCAACCATAAAGGTATCTGGGTCGTGCATTAGAATGACTTCATCATCCAAATAGTCACGTACTGCCAACTTTAATGCCTGTTGCCATAACCACTTGCCACGATAGTCATCTTCAAAGATCCAATGGTCAATTTCAGGATATTTGTTAAGTATTAAACTATCTGGCAAGTATTCAAAAGTAGTTGTATCTATATTATGTTGAGCAAAGATACTCCATAGTTCATCTTTGGGCACAGGACTACTAATAACAGTGCGGTCTATTCCTTTGAGAAAATGATCAAACTGCATGACCAAGCATGCATGAGGTATGCGGTAGCGAGCAAGGAATACTACACGAGCTACTGTCATACTCGATTACAACTGTTTACGCAACCGTACAGTCGACCTTCATTAACACTGGATTTAGTCCAGGTTTCTTCTATGCTGTCGAACCAAGAAATACAATGATCCAAACTATATTGTAAAGCATTGTTTTCTTTTGTTAACGGAATTAACTGTTCATTTCCAGGATGTGTCATCTGACCTGGATAGAATCCTAAAAAGCAACAAGGCCACACTGAGCCGTCGGCGGCTATGTATAGTTCTTGTTGCCTTTTGTGTTGACATGTTATATTAAGCACAGGGGTATCTTTAACTGGTTTTACTGTACGGTGGTCAAACCAAGTGACATGATCTTCAACCATGCGCTTACTATCTATTGGCCAATCTTGTTCAGGTCCTAGCCAATGACTGAGTTCTCCATCACGGGTGAACACAGGGCCTCGATCTCGACCTTCGTGTATGTTTTCAAACTGTTTAAATCCCCATGCCTCTGCTAACAATCTAGCAGCAGGCTCCTGGTCACGATTATGGTCAAACGGAATAAATCTCCAGATAGCATATCCACCGGCGTCAATAAATGCACGAGCATGACTTATAACTGTGTCCCAATTGGTATCTTGTCTGTACTTCACATGAGTCTCTTGATCGATCCCGTCTAGGGCCCATCCAATACTAACTCCAGGCAAGGCAAACTTAGTCCACCATTCTGATGTACGCATACTACCATTGGTGTTGATATGTACCGGAACTTGGTGTTCAACAAGATATTCTACAATTTCTAATCCATCTTTGGCAGCACCAAAGTCACCAAGATTACCGTTGAAGCTTATACCACGTGTTAGTTGCCGAAGAAACTCTGGTTGACAAATATGTTGAATATCCGCTAAACTCAACTCGGTTAGTGGATAGCCCGAATTAAAATCTATGCCGCGGTAGTTACGCACACACATAGGGCAACGGGCATTACAACGGGTGGTTAGTTCTATTTGGACCTGACGAATGTCAGTGAGTTTTAGCATGAAAATATTTATAGAATAAGAGGTTGACAAGGTATAAATACCTGTCTATAATAATACTATTATGAAACATTTAACCTATACACTATTAGCAATACTACCAAGTATGATTTGGGTGTGGGCCAATGATTGCGGCGTAGAACTAGGGACAGAGGCGCTTGAATAGTAGTAAGGATTTATTTATTATTCAAAAGCCTCTAAGTAGTTAGGGGCTTTTTTTATGGAAAGGAAAAAGAATGACAATAGATTACAGTAAATTGAATGATCGTATTGTGGAACAAGCTAAAGAATCGGCCGCATCTTACTTCACACTCAGTGAAGACCAAAAGGCTGAATTGTTCCGTAATAAGATCGAGCGGGCGCGAACCATGCTCCGATCAAGAGATGTTTACGTCCAGATTGAGGACTAAACTTCTAAAGTATTGACAGGCAACGAGGGCCTATGCTATACTATAAACAAGCATAAACGGGCGGGCACTAGGATAGAGTTCTTCTTGTAGAACAAAAAATTAGTGCATAGTAAAGTACATTAGATAGACCAATGGTAGGTCTGCTGACGGGTAGTGTAGGTTCGATTCTACTCTGGTGTGCTTTACTATGTGGTTTGTTAGATTAGTTGGTTAAATCACAGCACTGTCACTGCTGAGACCATGGGTTCAAGTCCCATACAGACCGCCAAAGTTTTATACACTGTTCGACAAGCGGCCTAAGTCATCACCCTTTCACGGTGACATTTCAGGGGTTCGAATCCCCTACAGTGTACCAGTACTATCGCGGGATGGAAAAGTTGGTATTTCGTCAGTCTCATAAGCTGAAGGTCGTCGGTTCGAATCCGGCTCCCGCAACCAATTCCGGGCAAGTGTTACGGTAGCACAACAGACTCCAAACCTGTTGGATGGGGTTCAATTCCCTGGCTCAGAGCCATACAAGTCTTGGACACGCAGACTTTAAAGCGATGTGGAAGTAGGTGGAAGCCCTACACCCGGCGGGATTAGTTTAGGGGCAAAACTAAAGATTTCCAATCTTTCGTCATCGGTTCGATTCCGATATCCCGCTCCAAACAACGCAACGGTGGCAGAGTGGCCCAATGCAAGGGACTGCAAATCCCTAACACCGCTGGTTCAAATCCAGCCCGTTGCTCCAGATTGACCACTAAACCGTTTTGTAGTAAAATGGTATATTAAACAATAAAGAAAGGAGGCACTATGCCCAGCGTATTTTTGGTGTCTGATACACATTTTGGGCATTTGGGAGTTTGTAAGTTCACACGTAACGATGGTGTAACCAAGTTACGCCCATGGACTGATCCAGATGAGATGGACGAGTTCATGGTCAAGGCTTGGAATGAACGGGTCAAACCTAACGACAAAGTTTATCACTTGGGAGATGTTGTAATTAATAGAAAAGCATTGCCTATCCTAGATAGACTCAACGGTGACAAAGTTCTTATCCGTGGTAACCATGACATCTTTAAGGATGAAGACTACACGAAGTATTTCCGTAGTCTACGTGGATACCATGTCATGAACGGAATGATTCTCTCTCATATTCCTATACATAGTGAAAGTCTTGGTCGGTTTGGGGTTAACATTCACGGACACTTGCATGCTAGTCGTGTCATGCGGCCTGCGCGAACACTTGAAGAATTCGTGGCTCATGGTTGCGAAACAATAGATGAACGCTATCATTGCGTCTGTGTAGAACAAACTGACTTTGCTCCTGTCCTGTTTGAAGATGTTATCAAACGCATTGAAGCAGAAGGTGGTGTTGTTGGTTTCAAGAATGGAAATGGAACCACACAAGTTTCATAGTTATTGCTGACTCCGACTCCACAAGAGTATTCAGCATCCGCCAGGGCCAAACCGGAGATGAGCTGCCGCTGCGGGGTTTGCTAGTTTTCCTGACACATGAAAAACTAGCCTTAATTACCCCTGTAGACAAACTGGTAAAGTCACTGCTCCAAGAAGGCAGTATCTGTAGGTCCGAATCCTACCAGGGGCACCATAAATATCCGTATGCGAGCACTAATGGACTTACATCCTTTTCGCTACACAGCTCAGGTTCCGTGGCCAACAGTTGATGATTCTAATCAAATTGACTGGGACCTAGGAGTTCATCTCATTGAAAATTGGCTGACACAAAATGTAGGGTCTAGACTCGCCTCTTGGGCATGGGACGATGGTGATCACTATCAACTGGGCGTAGGATTTCGCTGGGAACAACATAAGACATTATTTGTACTACGCTGGCAATAGTCATTAAATAACCCACAGGAGGTATTACTATGGCGTATATTCTTTATATTTTTATTTTAGTTCCAATTAACCTAATCGGTGTTGTTTTAACTTACCCGTTAGCGTTTATTATTGGCATTATGTACTCTACCCAAATTGGCTGGTGCAACAACGGTACCGTTTGGGAATCAGGTCCGCGCTTGTTCTCTTTTGTTTCCTGGTGGCAGACACCTGATAACAGCCTAGATGGCGATCAAACATTCCGTGCCGAACACAACCCTTGCTGGTGGTCAAAGGTACAGTGGTTGTGGCGTAATCCGTTTTATGGCTTTGCAGTCAAGTACTTGCATGGAACAGAAGGCATGACTTACGAAGGCAAAGTTGACTGTGGGGCAAATAATCCCGGAACTATTCGTGTTCAAGGTCAGGGTTTGTGGCAGTACAACTCTTACCAGTCAATCTTTGGTAAGATGGTTTGTTTTAACTTTGGACACAATATCCGTGCCCTAGTTGATCCATCCTACGTTAACGACCCTACAAACAAGGATTTCATTGCCGACTTCCCGGCTACCTTTGCCTTTACAATTAGGTTTGTTTAGTCATTGACATTAAGCAGTTATTACAATATAATAACTGCTTAATGGAGAGCTGGCCGAGTGGACGATGGCATCTGCCTACTAAGCAGACATACAGGCAACTGTATCGTGAGTTCGAATCTCACGCTCTCCGCCATACACTAAATAACAATATGCTTACATTAAATAACATTATCTCAGAAGAAGAAATTGAGTTATTCAAACAATATTTCCAAACCAATCTTGATAAAAAATACATAAATTGGCAAGTTGGTGATACGATAATTGATCACCGATTGACAATTGATAAAACTTCTTCTGAATTTGAAATAGTTTGTCGCATCGTAGCTAACAATTTTAGTGACACTGTTGATGTTTGGTCGGCTTATCAAAGACAGACCAATCCACACGGAATACACATTGATGATTACGGGAACGACCAACCAGATCTCTTTCGGTATACCTACATACTAGCAATGGATACGGAACCTAAATTCAAAACCTTTGTATGGAAAGAAAAATGCTGGGATAACGATGCACTACATGCCTATGTTACCGAATGGGGCAAGCTAAGACGATTGAAAAAGAAATTATCAAACATAAGTGAAATTCAAGATCTAGAACATACCATTGACGAAAATCAAAAAAGTTATATTGCAGATTACTTAACTTTAGATGGTGTCTATCCTTACAAAAAAGGTACAGGTGTTTTGTTTGATGCCACACAATTACATTGTACATCTAATTGGAAAAAGTACAATGAATTTCCTCACAGAGAATTGTTACAAATTCATGTGTTGTGTAAACATGAACAAAATTTTTAAAATTTTTAATCTAAATTGTCAGATAACCACAAGTAAATAGGGGTATCAAATGGTATGAATACTGTGCCATTGCAACCTATTTCCCCATAAAACTCGTCGTCAAATTCTGGTTGGGTTGAATTGAAACTGTGCCTATGTCTACTGCGGCGCCCTAAACAAAACACTTCTTGCATGTCCATTTCTTCAAATTCCAGACGGTCAATTTTAAAAAATATATCTTTTAAAATATTTCCGTTGCCGTCTAATGTAGTGTGTTTACAGTTTTTTCCACTCATAACTAATTTTAGTTCGTGATTGGCCAAAACATCAACAATATCGTGAATCACTGTTTGAATTGCTGTTTGTGCAGTGGCATGAAAAATTTTATCTTGGTCTAAATATATTTCTAAAATAATATCTTTGCAATTTTCGTTAGCCGAGAAATCTAATTCTATATGCATAGTTTTATTTAATCCAATAAGGTTCTAACAAGGTCCACCACTCAGGAAACACCTTGGCAAAACTTTGCCTACGTAACTGATCTAATTTATTAGTGGTCTGGCAAAACTTTGGCCACTCAACATCGCAACCCGGTATAGTTTGTTTTAGAAAATTAACAACTGTGGGTTCTTTAATATTGTTAATAAGATAATCTTTAACTGGAACCGGCAGATGTCTTATGTCGTATTCTGGTGTAGTAACAATGTTTATTCCAATGAGAGACAATCCCAAAAGATCTGTTACGTCTTTAATTATAGTGTCTACATAGAATACATTCAACGGAGTAATAGTTGTTGTTACATTTGTTTTTACATTAGGATGATCTTTAAAATAATTCTTAAATTTTATAGAATTTTCTATCACTGTGTCAAAATCTGCTTTATGTCGTATGTATTCTAACTGCGCCGGTACCGCTGAATCTATACTAACATGAAAGGATACTTCTTTATACTGAGATAAAATTTCCAAATACCTAGTGTTGTTTATGCTGGCATTTGTATGTATTCCTATGGTAATGTTTTTACTAGCACCAATGTTAACACCGTGCTCTAATAAATCAAACATAGCCGGAGTCAAAAATGGTTCGCCGCCATAAATATCAATGTAAATTAAATTCTCAATCCATTTTTTTAATGTGTCCCAAAATTCTTTGTTGTCTTGATTAAAACTATTTCTAATCGTTTCAAACGTCTTTGTATATTCGTTAAAGGTCAATTTAGCAACATCGTCAGTTGATCTAATATTTTCATACCAGCTAGAACTAGCAAGCCCGTCTTTTTCTAAATCGTATCCATCGTGATACCAATTACTACTAGTTATAGGGTTACACATGCGGCACGCAAAGTTACAGGTATTTCCAGGTTTAATAATCAAAATACGTGGTTGGTCTAGTAATGGTTCTACCGAACCAAACTTACTGTTCAATTTCTCCCGTACAGATTTTTTTCCTGCTGTCTCTAGATCCCAACATGGTTGACAACTAGGATGCTTAATTCCGTTGTCAAGATTGGCAGCAATTATTTTTCTAGTATGGCTTTTATAAGCCAATTCTATAGGATGGCTATATACAAACATTGTATTTCGTTTTTCATCTTGCCAACTATATTTATTGATGTTACAACAACAAAGATCAGAGTGATTTTGAAGAGCCATTCCTAAATGAGGCATTACACAATACGTTGCTGATTTGTCCATAATTGTATTTAATTAATAAAAAATGTTGTATAATATAAATCTGTACAAAAAGGAAATGAACATGGCGAAACCAAAACAAACAGCATCAGAAAGAGATCGTACATTATCAGGCCAGTGGACAAAGAGTGAGAAACGGGCTGTTGCAAGTCGGCAGATTATGGCCAGTAAAAAACACACTCACGAAATTATTAAAGCATTCAAACAAAATCAAATTCTAAACAAGTAAGGATAGTTATGAAACCAAGAATCGCAAGCCGTGGCCCTATCATTGATACCGAAGAATGTGTTCGTCAAGCCGGTGGGGGTAGATATGATCTTGTTTTAATTGCTGCACAGCGTCTACGTGAACTTAAACGTATTCATCGTGAGGATACCACACGCTATATAACTCCGGTTGACGCCTTGATGGAAGTAGAAGGCGGTCAAGTCAATCTAGAAGATTATCTAGCTAAGATAAAATAATAATATTATAAGGAATAAACATGGCAGCTAAAGGCGGCAATCAAAAAACTCGTAAGGCAAACTCAATGTTAACCAAGACTGGTAAAACAAGACTTGGACCATTAAATATTTCTCAATTAGAAAAATTATTAGAAGGTGCTCGTAAAAAGCATGTTCCAAAAATTACACGGGCTTTGTGCTATCGCATGAAAACACAGCAAGTGAGCAAGAAAGTTGTTGGGGAAGCAGTGATTGCAGAAGTTCCAGAGTTGGTTGCCGAAGAAAAATTGCAGGCCACGGAATAATCTATTCCCGGTTAGCTCATTAGGCAGAGCGCAGCATTTGTAATGCTGATGTGGTCAGTTCGAATCCGACACCGGGAACCAAAATTTAAGGATTTAATATGAGCAAACTATCAGACACGTTACAACGAGCACTAGACAAAAAGAAAGGTATCCATCATCCAGAAAATGGTGATGCTCCTATCACCGATGCTAAAGTAAAAAAAATAAAAACCGCGGCGCCCATCAACAATAAACCGCCAACAAGAAGTGCCGGTCGAGGTCGATAGGTATAAATATTTCTGCAACGCCGGGTTCTTCCGACGTCGGCACTCAAACTGACGCTTGACATAGTGATGTCTTTACTGCTATAATATAGCATAACGCCGGGCCGTAAGTAGATCATCTACTAGCTCCTGACAATTAGGAGAAAATTAATCGTGTTAAAATTGTTAATAGCGTTAATCGCTACTGCCTCAATGTCTGCACATTCTGCAGAAACAATTACCATCGCTAGTCCGTATGCAGCCAGTCACTCTGGCTCTGCGGCTATATTTAAAATTTTTGAACAGGCCAATCGAGATCAGAATCGTTATAACTTTATCTTGGAATTCAAGCCCGGTGGCGAACAAATCATTGCAGTAAGGTATATGGACGAGCAACCACAAACTCGTTTGGCAATCGTAGCACCAAAGTTTGTAGAACATGTCTCAAGCGGCAAATTGAATCAGTCTGATTATGACCCTGTTTGGGCCTTAGGAGATGCCTGTTGGGCAGTAATCACAAATGTTGGTGATGAACGTCGTGGTGTAGCTAGTCTAAGAGGCCAAGGTGAACTGGTAGTAGGTGGTGTAGGCTTTGGCAATTCGGCTCACCTAACTGCATTGCAATTGGCTCAACAATATGGATTTAAGGTAAGGTATGTGCCGTTTAAATCAAATTTTGATGCGCTAATTCTTATGGCTGCCGACGGTAGCGTAAACATGGTTCTAGAGCGTGTCAGTAACTATGAACAGATAAAGTTGAAAAATTCAAAGTTAAAAATGTTGGCTATGAGTTGTCCCCAACGTCATCCGCAAGCACCCAATGTAAAAACTTTATTAGAGCAAGGAATCACTGCTCCTTATGTGTTTAATATTGTGATTGCTAATCGTAATATGCCGGCCATAAGACACGAAGAAATTTCAAAAATACTAACCAAAGCCACACAATCAGTAGGTGCTAAAGAAATACAACAATCCAGTGATATGCGTCCTCCGCAGTTTGATAACTTTCCTACTACCATGTATTATAATAAAAGTTTAATGTTAAGTGAACAACTGCTCAAAAAGTATCATAATCAGATACAGGCCGATTAATGACATATCTGTATCATAATAAAGGGGTTTACCGTGCAAACGGTAAGCCTTTTTTCAACAAGCTCGAAGCCATCATGGAAGTCAACCAACATGGCGGCTACATCAAGTGGGATTACCACGATGCTATATTTGGTACGGCCAAGTGGGATCAAGAGCCTCCGGTAGCGTTAAAAGAGTTATACCGACAACGAGCCCTACAGTTACGCGAAGCATACGACCACCTGGTGTTGTTCTATTCAGGTGGTGTTGATTCATGGAACATACTTAAAGTCTTTATTGACAACGATATTAAACTAGACGAAATCTACATCTTTGGCGCATTTGAAGCCGAAGAGAAAATGTACGGTACATTAGGACTAGATACAACACCAGGATATTACACTCGCGAAATCCAACAAAGTCTACCTTTAGTTAAAAAGTTAGCAGAAGAAAAGAAGATCAAGGTAAATGTGTTTGACTGGACTCGCCACATACTTGCGGCTGCCAATGATCCAGATTGGTTTTGGACTGCCGGTGTTAGATTTGATCCTACCTGTATGGTGCGTAGTAAATTTCACAAGATATTCCGTGAGCATAACGATTTATTACACAAAGGTAAGAAAGTTGGATTTGTATATGGTATAGATAAACCTCGCTTGCTTAGAGATGACAACTCAATTTACTTTGCTTTTTTAGATGTTATTATGACCACTGGCACACTACCTACCAATGATATCCTCGGCGAGTACTGGGAAAATGACGAATACTTCTACTGGACTCCTAACATGCCCGAATTAGCAGTTAAACAAAGTCATGAAGTAGTTCGTTGGTTAAAGGCCACCGATCAAGTTGGCCTAATTAAACACATGACCAACATTGCCAGCTTTCACGACGAAGCATACTACCGTGAAGTTAATCTTAGCATCTATCCTGATTGGGACACTAGCACTTGGCAAATTAAAAAACCAACCAAGGCAGTTTGGAATGAAATGAGTCGTTGGTTTATCGAGGGCGAGTTTGAAGCTAAATTTAAGTGGATTAATAGTTTACTAGAACTAGAACGTATCTGCGGAAAAAAGTGGTTTAACAAGGGCACAGTTGAAGAAGGACTCAAAGGGCATCTGAGCCCACTATACAAAATAAGCACTTATTAGTGTTGTTTTTAGACAACAGACAAATTAGTTGACCAGAAATTGCCCATTTGTTATAATAGTTGTATAGTTAATAAAAAGGAGTTGAAATGGATTATAGTCAAACACAAATTGAAAATATTTTAGCCGAAGCAAAAACAGCCGCTCGTGAAGCCGCAGAAAAATTCTTCCAGGAGAAGTTGGGTGGCGTAGATCAATATAGTTGTGGATTTGCATGGACCGACATTTTTGGTGTCAAAGGAAATACCAAACTTGGTAAAGCATTTAAGGCCGCAGGTATTCGTAAGAGCTACACCGGTGGTTACCAAATTTGGAATCCAGCAGGTCTTGGTGTGCAAAATATTGACACCTTGGAAGCTGGTGCGGAAGCAGCCGCAAAAGTTTTTGAAAAATATGGTTTCCGTGCTTATGCCGGATCACGTTTAGACTAAGGAGCAGATATGTCTAATCCAATTATCCGTAGTAGTTTATTTGTAACACCCAAGGATTTTGCTGATCTTGATCGAATGATCCGTAACATCGGAACTGGTGAAGAACAACGCCTGGTTTACCTGGGTACTATGATGGCCTTGAACTTGGCCCACAAGTTGGTTGAAGACCAAAAGGAAACGGTATGAACTTAGATCAAGCCCTAGCCCAGATCATCGCTTACAGTGCAGCAAACGGTTTAGAAAGTTTATCAGCGGTAGAGCGTATGGTTAAACAATTCAAACTGTTAACTGCAGAACAGCAAGAAGCTGTGACTGTTTTTATGGCAGAGACCAAGGTTGACGCATAATTTACAATGTCGTACAATGTAGTTTAGTAGTTAATTTTAATCATTATTTAAAGGACACAGCCCATGTCAGAAACAAGACAAGTCACATCAAGTCAAGCTCGTCGCAGTTTGCTCAAAGCATTTAAACATCAACGACCAATGTTCCTATGGGGTCCTCCTGGTATTGGAAAGTCGGAGTTAGTGGCAGATCTTGCTGAAGAACTCAAGGGTCATATGATTGACTTACGCCTAGGCCAAATGGAGCCCACAGATATTCGTGGCATTCCGTTTTATAATAAGGATAATGGTAAAATGGACTGGGCAGAACCAATTGATTTGCCTACCGAAGAACTAGCTGCACAGTATCCTATTGTGATCTTGTTTTTAGATGAAATGAATAGTTCTGCACCGAGTGTACAGGCTGCGGCTTATCAGCTAATTCTTAACCGCCGTATCGGTAAGTACAAATTACCAAAGAATGTGGTTATTGTTGCCGCTGGTAATCGAGAAAGTGACAAAGGCGTTACATACCGTATGCCTACTCCGCTTGCCAACCGTTTCATTCACCAAGAAATGAAATGCGACTTTGCATCATGGCAAGAGTGGGCGGTTAAACATAACATACACAAGGACGTAGTAGGTTACTTGAGTTTTGCTAAACAGGATCTGTATGACTTTGATCCTAAATCAGCTAGTCGTGCATTCGCAACTCCTCGTTCATGGACCTTTGTAAGCGAATTTTTGGATGATGATGGCGATGACGATACTGTGATGAATCTAGTTGCTGGTACTGTGGGTGAAGGGCTGGCTGTTAAGTTTATGGCTCACCGCAAGATTTCTGGTCGCATGCCTAATCCAGAAGATATTTTGTCTGGTAAAGTCAAAGAGTTAGAAGTTAAAGAAGTTTCGGCAATGTATAGTTTGGTTATTAGTATGTGCTATGAACTTAAAGATGCTGTAGAAAAGAAAATAGCCGACAAAGAATTCCACGCAATGGCCGATAACTTCTTTGCCTATATGATGAAGAATTTTGAAACTGAGTTAGTGGTCATGGGTGCTCGAATTGCCCTTACCACATACAATTTACCGTTCCAACCTACTAAGTTGAAGAACTTTGATGAGTTTCATCAACGCTACGGCAAATACATTTTATCAGCTTCGGCCTAGAAATTGGGCCGGGAGGGCAGTGTAATTTACACAGGGCTGTGTTCGCACCGCCCTCCAACCTTTTGAGGTAAACAGAAATGAAATATGAAGATAAAGAATTTATTGCATTAATAGTTTCGTGTGCATTGTTTATGTGTGCGTCATACAGTCATTCGACATGGAACTGGCCCACAAACCAACACTTGTTTTATGCTGGTTGTGTTTGGTTAGTTGCCGCATGCATTTCTGGATTGTGTAGTTGGTATTTACAAACTAAAAAGTGAAATACTACCTACACGATACTCGAGAGAACAAGTACTTCAAGTACGGCATACAGGTTAATCGTATGTTGGAATTTCATAGTGTTCGACGTTGGTGCACAGACACTTACGGGCAAGGCGCAGACATTACTCGAGACGAACCGATAAGTAATGAGAACTGGGCATTTTATATTATCTATCAGCAATACATGATTTATCTAAAGGGCGACGAACAGTTGAATTGGTTTAAGTTAAAATATGGAACAGAGGCCGCTCTAGCATGAACTACTACTATGAACTAGATACAAGAACAACCCGATATAAAGAACAACAATGGCAACTTTGGTGTATGCCTAACTGCTCCCCGGCCGAAGGCGGACACATGGATTTTAAGGTTCACGATGACTTTGTGGCACAGAGCACCCGTGTTTGGTTAGAAAATGCCAATGGTGTTTACTTGATTAAACCTACTTGGCAAGCACACAGGTTTAGAGTAGACCCTAGAGAGTTTACTTTGATCAAACTAAAAAGTAAAAACATCTACAGAGCGTATGACCACGACTAACCGGTTTCATTTAGTTTCACCATCTGGACATAACAACGAATTAGGACAGTATGGCCTAATGATAAAAGATTTCACGTGGTGGATGGATAACGAGCGCAATATTCTGAACTGGATGGTAGATAATATGCCGCAAGGCATTGATCATCAACAAGGTATGTTTATATACTTTCCTTCTGATCGAGATCGTATTGGATTTTTGTTAAGATGGTCATGATACAAGTTCCTATTACTCCCTATTGGGAAAACGCCGCACAGTGGTGGATATCAACTGGCCGAGGCAACATTGACGAATTCTATCAGTGGTTAGAAAATCAAGGTGTAGTAGGATTACCCAGAGCCGAATACACACCGTATCTAGAGTTTATGAATCCTTACCAGGCTGTGATATTTAGGTCAAAATGGGCATGACGGAAGTTAACTTTACAGTTTATTCAGGTGAGGACTATGATGCAGCATTGGCCGGAGTTCGTGCCAGTCCGGGCTGGGTAGAAATGGTCATTATTGATGTAGAGGCGTGGGCCGACGGTGACCCGGTAGGCGAAATGACTGCGTACTTTGACAGTGATGTTCATGCTACGTTTTTTAGATTAAAGATGGGCATATGAGTAAAAACGAATATTATAATACACCGGCAGCTAGATTAGATACCATTATAGGTGGTGATAGCGGCCACTATATTCGACTGCGTAAGTGTAAAGAAGAATACGACCGCTTGGCCGACGCTGTAGAAATTGGTCAAGGATTCCTAACATTTACCGACTTTACACGTGAGTGGTATGGTGTTAAAATGGTTATGGACACCGGCGATGGCGGTATTAGCCTTGATTATGAAGTAGTTGATCAACAGAAGTATTTGTTGTTTATATTAAAGTTTGGCACATAATGAAAATTAAAATTAAAAAAAACTTGATCGTATTTGAAGATCCGGCTGACTGGATTTGGGTACGAGACTGCGTTAAAAAAGAGTACGGCCCAAATATCTTTACAATCTCCTGGCGTACTAAAAGAGAGCTTGGATTTACAGTTAGACACCATCGAGCATTGAGCAGTTATGAAGCCGACTGGGTAGAAGTTGACCATGTTAACGGTGCTGTGAAAATACATAAAATTGCTGCAGATCTTGAACATCGATATCATTACATGCCACAAATACATCTGGATTTTTATAACGAATCTGCTATGACATGGTTTGTACTTAAATACCTTAATGATACCCAGGTTGACCAATAATTCCAGGTATAGTATAATAGTAGTATAGTAAAAAATTAGGACACGTATGAGCACAGCCACTACTACAGCAAATAAAAAAGAATCAGATAAGTTTAAGGACTTGTGTGGACCCACTGATCCTAAATTAGATAATGTCGTTCGCGAAAAATTGATTACTGCTCGCGTGGGTTTATTGCTCCGTGCCAGTTTCTTTGGTAACTTAGCCACCCGTTTAAAATTGGTCAATGCCGATGAGTGGTGTCCTACTGCCGCAACAGATGGGCGTAATTTTTACTACAATACTAAATTTATTGACATGCTCAAACCCAAAGAGGTTGAATTTCTGTTCGGACATGAAGTATTGCATTGTGTATATGACCACATGGGCCGGCGTGGCGATAGAGATCCTCAACTTTGGAACATTGCCGATGACTATTGTGTCAATGCCGACTTGAAGAAGCACCGTGTGGGAGAATTTATTACCACTGTGCCTTGTTTATATGATTCAAAGTATGAAGGTATGAGTGCTGAAGAAGTCTACGACATCTTGTATGAGAATGCCGAAAAGATTGATATTAGTGATCTCATTGACAAATTGCTAGATGATCACCTAGATGGCGAGGACAATGGGGAAAGTGGCGACAAGGAAGGCGATCAAAAAGGCAAAGGTGGGGGTAAACCAAAACTTACCGAGGAAGAAAAACAGCAAATCAAAGACGAGATCAAAGAAGCTGTTCTGGCTGCCGCAGCGGCTAGCGATGGTGCTGGCAACTTGCCAGCAGGTGTTAAGCGTTTGATCCAAGATATGACTGCACCCAAGATGAACTGGCGTGAGCTATTGCGTATGCAGTTAGAAAGCACTATTAAGTCAGACTATACTTGGATGCGTAGCAGTCGTAGAGGATGGCACATAGATGCTGTAATGCCTGGCATGCAATTAGATCAAATGATTGATATTGCTGTTAGTATTGATACATCAGGTAGTATCGATGCTAAAATGCTCAAAGACTTTTTATCAGAAGTGCAAGGCATTATGGATAGCTTCCCAGCATATCGTATTCATATTGTGAGCTTTGATACCAACACTTACAATCCACAACAGTTCGACAGTGAGAACCTAGACAGCATCTGTGATTATGAACCTAAAGGTGGCGGCGGTACAGACTTTGATTGTGTGTTTGAATACTTTAAGCAAGAAGAGATTCAACCCAAACGGCACATTATGTTCACAGATGGATACCCGTGTGGTTCTTGGGGTGACGAACAGTATTGCGATACTGTGTTTATCATACATGGTAATACCACGGTGGTTCCACCATTTGGACAACATGCTTACTACGAAGAAGAGGCAGGCCGATAATGAATTTACAAGAACTTAAACTAAAAGCTGGCATACAAGACAATCCAGACCAAGAAGGATTGGATTTGTTTGCCCAGTTAATTATACAAGAGTCTGCTGATTTAGCCTATAGTTATAATATTTTTGGCAAGGGAAGGCCGTGGAACTTGATTATTAAAGAACACTTTGGCCAACCTATTGTTGATTCAGACGTTCCATTGTATCTAAGAGATGTATATCTAAGAGATGATAAATGATCAAAGGATTTGAACATGTGGGCAATGAACACAAGTGTAATGTATGTACTTGTGATTTTACCGAAGATGAAGGTGGTGTACTAGGTTACTTTGGTATACTGCCTGTGGCATTTTGTCCAACTTGTTATAGTAGCATGGTAGACATGGTCACACAGGATTTAGCAATAGATGAAGAATGTTAAACAACTTTAGAAATTGGTATCTTAAAAATCAAAACGAAATTACTTGGTTTGTAATTGGTTTCCTAATTGCGTCCGCAATAAATTCATTTAGCAAAGGTGATTACGCTGACACTTTATTCAGCTTGATACTGGTATTTGCCAACTACTACTTAAACAAAAAGTAACAGGTCAGTTTTACCAAAACACCTCATTTAGAGGTGTTTTTTGCTTCAAAAATATTCTAACCCTATATAACTCAAGTAAATATCAGTATGGAAAACATTACTGAAAATCAAATTACGGTGGTAGATCTTGATCTACTACGAAACATTGTTAACCTAGCCTGCACCCGCGGAGCCTTCAATGGCGCTGAAGTAAAGCAGGTAGGTGAGGTGTACGAAAAGCTCACTAAGTTTTTAGAAGCAGTAGTAGCACAAGCCAAGGCTCAAGAAGAAGGTAATCTCAACGAGCCAGTTACGGAAGTTATCGATGGCGGCGAATTGCCACCAGTACCAGAAACACCCAAAGGAGAATAAAATGGCTGTTAATTTTTTAAAACATGTAGGTAAACACGGTGATCGTAAGGTCTGCGTATTGTATAGACAGGTACCGGGCGAAGATCATATGTGCTTGGTCATTTATCCTGAGAACTTGTTAGCGCACTGGCAAGATGCCATTCAACGAGCATTGGAAAGTGATATCGGTCAGCAGGCTGAAGAATTAGCTGATGCTCTGTATCGTACTTTATTACCAGATGGCCGTCCAATTCTGCAGACACTACATCAAGAGCGCATGATCAAGAAGTTGCGTACTGCTGACATTATCATGACTCCACGCACCGATGCCAAGATTCGTTTGGATGAATTAAATAAGATGTTGAATGAAATGAAACTGGGTGCAGATGCTGTTAAGAAAATGGCTGAAAATGATGCGTCACGTGGTCTAGTAGATGGGCCAACTTTACGAGCAGCCACAGCAGATTTTAAAGCCGGTCAACAGTTAGCTAGCAATCAACAAGCTCCATTAGTAGCTCCAGCTAATGGCGCATTAAGTGATCGTGACATTGCAGCCGACATGGTATTCCAAGCTAAGAAAATGGAAAACGATGCCAAGATGATGATTGCCGAAGCTGCTCGCATGAAAAAAGATGCACAGCGTATGGATCCAAGCGTAGTAGCCAAAGAAGCACCCACAGTTGTTGTAGAAGCTCCTGTAGTTAAGAAGCGTACACGTGGTCCTAACAAACCAAAAACTGCGGTGGTCGATGCAGTACAATGATGATTTTTTAGCCAAGTGGGAACACATTGTAAACGACGTTAGTAAAACTGATGTTCCTTTAGAATGTATTAAGAAAATAGTAATTAAGTTTAAAAACGGACGGCAACGTACTGTTAACTTGGTTACTCTACAACGGCAAGGTTTAGACTTAGAAGAAGTCGAAGCGGTACTTAATCGCACATTCCACGACGAGCATGATAACATTCGTGATGTGGATTTTGTTGTGGATATTACCGCTGTGGCTAACCTTGTACAACCCGAAACCGATAAACTATTAGGAAAGCTCTAGGTTGTAATGGCCTGGAGTTTTTGCTATAATATAATATGAAACAGTATGTTTTTCATACGTTTCGGATGGGCGATGTAGAGGATCCAGAATTATATGCGGCACAACCAATTTACGAATGGCAACAAACTGAAAAAGGCCAATGGGTGATGGAGCACTGCCCTGACCCACAGTTTCGTGTGGCACCAGATTCCTATGCCTGGGGACATCAGATCAGCATATACGGCCCGTTGGAGGAACCTGCGGCAATCGTTTTTATGTTAAAATGGTTTAATCAATGAAAATACTAGTAACTGGTGGCTTGGGATTTATTGGGCATAATGTTGTTCACCTACTCAAAATCCAAGGCCATCAAGTTGTTATAGTTGACAATCTTACCACGTATGGTATCATTCCCCAAATTGAACTTGATTACTTGATCGCTGAACGTCGATTTAAAATTCCACCATGTGACGTCCACTCAGCAGATATTAAAGATCAAGCAAGTATGGAATACATTATGCGTCGTCATGGTATTGAATTGGTTGTGCATCTTGCCAGCTTTCCACGTCAAAAGGTGGTTAATAGTAATCCTTGTTGGGGGTCACAAACAATGAGCGAGGGGTTACTTAGCTTATTAGAGTCTAGTAAGAATACAGGTGTTAAGAAGTTTGTTTATATTAGTTCAAGCATGGTTTATGGTAATTTTAAGGATACTTACTTTGATGGCATAGACGAAGATCATGCATGTAATCCTATTGGCCAATATGGTATTATGAAACTTGCCGGAGAGTGGTTGGTTAAAGATTATGCTCGTCAAACCAACATGGCTTATACTATTTTGCGGCCAAGTGCTGTTTACGGACCTGTGGATGTAGAAGATCGTGTGGTAAGTAAGTTTTTGTTGGCCGCCATGCGTGGAGAGACTATTCAAGTTAACGGACCCGAAGAAGAATTAGATTTTACCTATATAGATGATACCGCGGATGGTATTGCTATGGCTAGTATTAGCAATAACACAGACAATATGACTTACAACCTTGCCCGTGGACAAAGCCGTACGCTTTTGGAAGCTGCAGAACTTGCTGTAAAGATTGCTGGCTCTGGAGCTATCCGAATAAACGACCGCGATGATAGCTTTCCGCGACGCGGCCAGTTGAATATCACTAGAGCTCAAAATGATTTTAGTTTTACTCCTACAGTTAACATAGAAGAGGGATTCGACCAGTATTATAACTGGCTAACTAAAACATCAATACCAACATGAAAGTATTAGTTATTACAGCTCATCCAGATGATATGGAAATTGGCTGTAGCGGAACATTACGTCTTTTACAAAATCAAGGTGCAGAGATTATTAGTGTAATTACTGTAAAGCCCAGTGCTGAAGAAAATAACAACAGGACTCAATACATAGTTACTCAAGAATTAGAAAATAGTTATCAATTATCAGGATTTAAATTAAGAATATTAGATACCGACTTACACACAAATGGTCGACCAAATTTAGTCTGCGACAATAACACCATGACTAAATTAAAAAAACTAGTAGAAACTTGTGATATTGCTATTATACCTAATCCTGAAGATAGTCATCAAGATCACAGGACTACTTACGAGCTTGCTTGGCCATTGGTAAAAAGCCTAGCTAAAGAAGTATGGTTAATGACTGCTTGGCCATATTGTTTAACTTATCGTACAAACTCTGCTAATCTGTTTTATGATATTTCTACAACCTGGGACTTTAAACAAGGTCTATTAGAAACCTATAGCAGTTATATTACACCCAATCAGTTAACAAAAATTATGGAAACTAATCGTTACTTTGGACAACGCAATCAGCAAGAGCTTGCTGAGTCATTTACTATAGTAAACAAATATGTCTAAGATTGCGCTATTCCAAACGGATCGAAACTGGTCGACTATTCGTAACGAAGTGTTAGCTCTTGTTGATCAAGAACACAGTACTGGGATGGCACAAAATAGTCAATTAGTTAAACAACTAGAAGAAAGATTAGCTAAAAAATATAATCGCAAATATTGTGTCACGGTTGCCAGTTGTACTGATGCACTAATAATTGCCCTGGAGTTATTAAATTTACCTACGGATGCAGTTGTAGCCGTAAGCAATTATACATTCACAGCAACCGCACACGCTATTTCTCGTGCTGGATATCGTGTGCTGCCCGTAGATATTACTGATCGATATTGTATTGATCCCAACTTAATCGGCAAAGTAGATGCTGTAGTTAATGTAGATTTGTTTGGCAATATGGCTGATTGGACTAAACTTGATCAGCTAGATGTTCCTGTGGTTAACGATGCGGCACAAAGTTTGGAAAGCTACAACGGCAAATATTGGTCGGCCGAACTAGGAGACATTAGTTGTATTAGTTTTAGTCCTAGTAAAACTATTAGTAGTTGGGGATCCGGTGGCGCTTTATTAACCGACAGTCTGGTCTACGCTGACATTGCACGTAGACTAAGATTACACGGCAAACTCAACAATGAATCACTGTCTATTCATCCTGGAATGAATTCAATGCTTAGTACATTTGAAGCTGCTTGTATACAGATTGGATTAGATTATTCAGATCAATGGCAACAACGCAGGAACAAAATTGCCAGATATCTAGCAGATGAAAGTCAATATCCGTGTGGAATAGATTTTACACTACCCACACATACCTTACATAAACTAGTTTTTCAAGCAGACTTGGGTAATCGACAAGAATTATTAGAACAGTTTCGTGCTAACGATATTGCTTGTGGCATACATTATAACTTAACAGTTAACGACGAGCAGCTATACAAAACAAATAATGAGTATCCTGTTAGCGATCGTTTAAAAACACAATCATTTACAGTGCCAAATCAACATACATTAACAGATATAGAAGTAGAAAAAATAGCAAAGGTGTTAAGATGAAAATATTAATTTTAGGTGGCCATGGATTTATTGGACATAACGTAGCTCACAAATTAATTGCTCGAGGGCATGATGTAGCTGTTATAGATTGTCATCATCAATATGGTGAATATCCAGACTGGGAATACTTTCCTGTGTTAGAACAACGCATACAACACATCGGTGCTTATGATGCTCACACGGGTAATGTATGTGATCCAGACTGGATGGCACAGGTATTTGCCGAAGTTAAACCAGAGCGTGTTATAGATCTAGCAACATATCCCAATGCCAAGATGGTGCAGAAAAATGTAGTAGATGCCACTACTAATATGATTACTGCCACTGCTATTGCACTGGACTTGTGCGTTAAACACCAGGTTCAGCGTTTTGTCCTGGCCAGTAGTTCAATGGTCTATGGTGACTTTGGTGCATTTGCAGGAGCACCCAACGAAGATGCTGTATGCAACCCGCTGACTTTATACGGCAGCTATAAATTGCAATGCGAACGTATGTGTCAAATTTATCAGCATCAATATGGCCTAGAATATTGCTTACTAAGACCAAGTGCTTTGTATGGTCCACGTGATATGATTGTACGAGTAATTAGCAAAATGGCTGTGTCAGCCTTGACCACTGGAAAGATGCTGGTAATGGGTCCAGATAACAAGTTAGATTTTAGCAATGTTGATGATGTTGCTGAAGCATTTGTCACTGCTGTGCTACACGCAAATGCTCAAAATCAAATCTTTAACTGCACTCGCGGTCGTGGGCGTAGTATTATAGAAGCCGCAGAAATCATACAGAAACATATACCGGGCACAATTGAAATATTACCGCATGATGAGTTTTATCCTAACCGCGATACTTTAGATAGTTCACGCATGCTTGCTGTAACTGACTGGCAACCGCAAATTGATATCGAACAGGGTATTCCTGAATACTTAAATTGGTTTTTGCAACAGGACTTTTTAAGTCGACTCTAACCAGGGCCGGCAATTATACTTTTTATAGTAATAGTCTTGCAACCAAGCCCAATCAAAACTTAACTTTAATAGTTCAGCTGCTCCAGCGACTTGTGCATAGTATTCCAATGCATCATTTGCTCCCTGCAAACACGACTCAGCATTTAGTCCTTCGGCCCGTTGACACCAAACACGCAAACGATACTGCGTTTCAACATTGGCTGTAAGATCCGATTCTTGTTTAAGTTTTAATACTTCTCTAAAGGCACTGCGCCAAGTAATCCAAGGATCCGTATTAAATCTACTAATGCTGGCACAAATAGGAACAACTTCATGTGCTGCACTTAAAGTAAAATCAATTCCAGGAACAGTATCTAATACTAATTGTCTATTATATAAATTAATATTCATTGCACCATATTCTAATCCGTTTAAGGGATTTCTGCTGTGGAAAATATAGTGTTTGGGTGCTTGTAAACGATCTGGTTGAAAATCAAACCCAAATGAATCCAGCACTTCTGTCTTGGCAAATACTGCATAAAACCAAGGTGTGTCACTTAACTGTGCTGCGGCTTGATAAGCTCGTGTACGACCCGCAACACCCTTACTGTGTTTTGCTCGGGGACATAAACGCTGAAGATTTTGCCAATTTTCTTCAGCCATAGGTTCGCCGTTGCTAATAAACACCACATCAGCGGCTGGATCTTCTTGAGTATAATGTGTTTTATCTATGTAAGGATAATCATACAATTGCGAGCGTAAGTAATTTTTAGCATCTCGCGGAACTACAACACGACTAGCGCCTGCACTTAACGGTACGATAGTGCGAGTTTCTTCTCTCCACAAATTAACTGCGGGCACAGGACTAGTATCTGCTGTGATACTAAATTCCACTACAGGAGTATCGAACTCGTGTAGCCAAACTGCTTGGACATGCGTATCATATGCATGCACTATTTGTGGAATACTCTTGCGTGATACTCGAATATCTGGCACAAAGTGTAAGGTATCAAACCATTCTAATAGTTTAATATCTTGACTTTTTTCCAGAAAGCTAGGCACATGTATGTAAAACGTATCTCCAAAGCGTTGCTCGTCGCTAGCAAATACATGAAGCATATCTCGTTGCCATTCTGATGGATGCCAAGTAAAGTCAAATCCAGTATAATCACATACACTACTTATAACCCAAACTGATTCTTCTTCAACTCGAGCAAGTATTCTGCGTAGGGTTCCTAGATAGTCGCTAATATAGCGTGTGGTATAATCACAAGCATAATCAACTCCGGTGCCGTGATCAATGCCCACAACAGGCGCACCTGAATGTCTAAACAGCATAGGGTGATCGTAATTTGTATCGGTTACTGCATGCTTGGGACATAATAAAGTTGCACCATTAGCTTGATGTTGACTGGGCCATATGTGACGTTGGGTACATTGCCAAGGTGGCGGTTCAAATAAAAAGTCAAAGCCTGTGTAGTCAGTTAAATAGTTTGTCCACCAAAACAAGCGGGTGCGACTTAACTCTCCAGCATGATCAATATCCCGAGCCTCACGCTCATGAGCAAATAAATTAGGTTTTTTACCAGAATAAAATACGTCAAACATGATTAGAATAGATGAAATTTACAACACAACATTTTGGCCTTGGTTTGAGCAAAATAAACTCGGAGCGAGATTGTTTTTTTGTGATCCTCCGGGCTGTACAGATCCAGATGCACTATTTAATCTAGGACGCGATGACACGGTAGAAACTGACTATGTGTTTATGCATGATCAAGAACCCATACAGCTGGATCAATTTGCTCCCTTGTTTGATCAAGTTAAACTGCGCAACAAAGATATAGGTGGACACTGGGAAGATACCACCTGGGTACAAGATCGACCCGGACCTGCTGGACATGTTGTTGTGAGTGAACGCGGAGAATATGCTCAACAACTTGCTGAACGCTATGGGTGGCAGACGCATTATTATTTTTACCATGCCTGGGCCTGTTTAGATTGGTTTCGCGGATACGATCGGACATTTGTTATCGCCAGGGCCAGACTTAGACAGCCCAAGAAAACCTTTATGAGTCCTAATCGTATAGTAGCAGGTCAAAGAGATCATCGTGTGCTGTTCTTATATAACATATTCAAAAATAACTTAGAAAATAACCATATATCAGCGCCTAGAACCTGTCAGTATGAAGGTGTAGATATCGGTGTAATAGCTAGTAAGTATTGTAACATATATCCCGATATAGAGCAAGTATTCGCACAAGCAGAATTACCACGATTATTCAAGGGAGAAACTGATCAACTAATGCACAGTTATCAACTGGGCAATTTCGCAGAAGCAGCAGATAGTTTAATATATGTGCCTACCGAAACTGTGTACACAGGACGCAGAAGTCACCTAACAGAAAAGACATTTAAAGCAATAGCCCTAGAAATGCCCTTTGTGTTAGTGGCACCTTACGGTAGTTTAAGCTACTTGAAAGAATACGGATTCAAAACATTTGACCCGTATATAGATGAGAGTTATGATTTAATAGAAGATCCTGTGCTGCGTATAGAAGCGGTGACTCGTATATTACTAGAGATACAGGCGCGAAGCGCAGCGGATAAAGCCAAATTTTGGACTAACATATTACCTATAGTAGAACACAATTACAATCATTTCTATCGGGGCGGATTAAGTGATGTATTATGGGCAGAGTTAACCGCTATGTTAGCAGGATTCAAACGATACGATCTCGATTGTGTTGAGTGAGAAAGACGATTAAATTTAATTAAAGATAATTCTACTGTAGATAAGATTTGCTCCCCCGACTATAATTCAAAATAAAATGACAGAAAAATCCTTTAAACCAATGGTTCTCTTCAGAGCACACATTTTACGATGTCTTTTGGCGCTATACACCGTAGCTGCAACACCGTTTGAGCGGATGCAGGAATCCTAATATATGTTTAATCTCGTAGTGGATCGCATAGTAGATAATCAACCATATCCCACGCTACAGGCATATCCCAGAAGGAATTCTAGCGTTCCTTGGGCGCAGACTTATCCGTATACACAGCCTGCTGATCTTGCCAACTACTGCGACGAGCACGGCGTTGAATGTCGTATATACACTGTAGATGATTATCCCGAAGATAGCTACTATGTTATACACTTGGCTTTCTTTGATTTCACTGTAGATTACATAGCTTTATTGCCAGAACAGGTGTTAACCGATCTAGCAGCTAGGCAATTAAGAATACTATTTTATTATCATGAAGGTGATGACCCTGCTAAAATTAAAGTCCGATTAGATCTACTGTGTCGGCAGCATGAGTTAGGAACTAACGTATATAGATTCGTAAGTGG